GTCACCACGTAGAAAAATTACCGGAAATTAGAAAGCCAAACTCAAAGAGAACTAGAAGATATTTGATAGGTGACTCTATTGAGGGTTGGTCAGATTCAGTAAAAGTCTTGGTGCGATCCTACTTTAAAGGCGGATCGAAGATAAAATTTGACTTTTCTGATATCCGTGCGAAAGGAAGCACACTAGTTACTAGCGGGGGCAAAGCTCCCGGCCCACAGCCTTTGAAGGAGTGCCTTCTGAAGGTCGATGGAATTCTTTGTGAGAAAGAAGAAGGAGATAAGCTTGAGCCTATCGAAGTTCATGACATTATTTGTTATATTGCTGATGCTGTTCTTGCCGGGGGCATTCGCCGCGCTGCTCTTATATCGTTGTTTTCAGCCAACGATAAAGAAATGTTGGCAGCGAAGACAGCAAATTGGTGGGAGGCAAACCCGCAAAGAGGACGGGCCAACAATTCTGTTGTCTTAATGAGACATCTTATTACTAAAGAATTCTTTGACGAGATTTGGGAAAGGGTAAAAATCAGCGGTTCAGGTGAGCCCGGATTCTATTTTACAAACGATAAAGACTGGGGAACAAACCCTTGTTGTGAGATAGCGCTAAGGCCTTACCAGTTCTGCAATCTGTCAGAGGTTAACGTGTCAGATGTAGAATCACAAGAAGAATATGAAGCACGCACACGTGCCGCCTCTTTTATCGCAACTTTACAAGCAGGGTATACAGATTTTCATTATCTCAGAGACATATGGAAAAGAAATACAGAGAAAGACGCGCTCATCGGAGTCTCGATGACGGGGATCGCGTCCGGAAGAGTTTTAGATTTGGACATGAAGTCTGCTGCGAAAGTTGTTAAAGAAGAGAATAAGAGAGTTGCCAACCTCATTGGTGTGAGACAAGCAGCTAGAACCACGTGTGTAAAGCCTGCTGGTACAACATCGCTAACTTTGGGGACTAGTTCTGGTATCCACGCGTGGCATAATGAGCATTACATCCGACGGCTAAGGGTTGGTAAGAATGAGTCGATATATCTATATCTTTATATAAATCACCCTGAGCTGATAGAAGACGAATACTTCAGACCGCACGATACAGCTGTTATCGGTGTGCCACAGAAGGCACCTGATGGAGCGATCACGAGACAGGAAAGTGCATTGCAGCTGCTTCGTAGACTGAAGGAAGTGTCAAACCAGTGGATAAAGTTTGGCCACAGAAGTGGACAAAATACGCACAATGTATCTGCGACTGTCTCGATTCGCGATAGTGAATGGACTGATGTCGGAGAATGGATGTGGGAAAATAGAGATTACTATAACGGCCTCAGTGTTCTCCCTTCTGACGGCGGTAGTTACATACAGGCACCCTTCGAAGACTGTTCGCCGGAGAAGTACCAAGTGCTTTTCGAGGCGCTGCAAGATGTCGACTTGAAAAAGATTGTAGAGTTAGACGATGACACAAACTTATCTGGCGAGTTAGCATGTTCCGGAGGCTCTTGTGAGATAACTTAGAATTTAAATCCACTTTATAAACGTGCTATCGTTATTATAGTATATTAAATACTCACAAGGAGAAAACATGAGTGACCAAAGCAAAGAAGATTATGTTGTCGATTTTATCAAGGCCTTCAAGGCTATCGAAGACGAAATGGAGCCCTACAAAGAACACAAAAGAGATCTGAGAAAGAACTACGTCCAGAACGGATGGTTAACCGGGGACGAGTTGAGGCAGGCTGTACGCGCATACAGGATGTTGGCAAAAGATGACGACATCGGCCAGTTTACAGACTACTTTGAGAAGATTAGAAAAAGCGTGACGGGGGTATAGATGCTTTGCCCTGTCAACAGACACCTAGTGGTGGAGATCGTGGTAGAACAAAAGAAGGAATCTGGCATTCTGGTACCCGAAGACTACAAACAAGATATGTCCGCTTACTCCTTGGTAACATTGTTGAAATCCGGAGCCAATTCTGAATTTCGATCTGGTACCAAACTAGTGGTACCCACTCACATGATAGAAGAACTAGAAATATTTGGTGAAAAACACTACATAGTGCTAGAAAATCATGTCGTAGGTGTATTTGATAACTAATTACGTTAATTATGAGGTTTATAAAATGTTGAATATTTTCGCTACTTTAGTAGCCGCCAGCCTGGCAATGCATGCCCCCGACCCGGCTTTTTACAAGCCCGTCAACGTCAACCCAGAAGGGACAAGATATGAGAACTTGATTAATCTGTCAACTTCTCTTGACATACCAGAATTCCGTCAAATTTCTGATGGAGAAGTGTCTTACGAAGAGCTTAAGTATCAAGCTAGGCACAACTGCAGATTTAACAGCAATCCATCTGTTAAAGTAATCGACACTTTAATAAAGGTAGAACAGCTGTTTAACCCGCCCCCTTCCATGAGGGGCATGGTTTTAGCCGCGGCCTGCATGGAATCTGGGTTTAATCCGCTAGCCAAGGGTGATAGAAAATTCAGCAAGAACAAAAAGACCCCAATGGCCATCGGCGTCTTACAACAGTGGCCTGTTTATGAAAAAAGCTATGGTACCGACAGGACCAACCCAGAGTCAGCGGCTCTGAGCTGGATGGGGCACATTGTCAAACAAATACCAAAGGTTAAAAAACAGTGCAGGTACACGACGAACAGAAAGATCTGGATTGCTGCGTGGGTCACTGGTATCCGTTATAAGAAAGACGGCGGCCGTTGCAATGAGTTTCCTAAACATTATCGTTTATTAAAAAAGTGGCACAGGGTCATAAAGAAAAACAGAGATACTAAATTAACTTGTGACTCAAAAGGTGATTGTGGATGCTGATTTTAAATGGAAAGATGTTGTTATCGGGGCAGATTTAGACGCAGTCGAGTTTGCCAGCGACAATGGCTTTTTTCTAATTAAAAATCGTGCACCTTATCACCACTCGTACGAAGGCATAGAAACTGTTTGGGCAGAAAAATCTTATGAGCTTTACAACCTAGGTCTAGCACCTTTCGTAGATAAAGTCTCGAATATAAGAGTGACCCCGGAAGAGAAGCTCATAAAAGTTATGACACAAAACGCCGTCTTCGCCATTCAGTATGAAACTCTGCACGTGTTTGACACAGAGAACGTTGCTGGAGTGTCTATGCAAAGAGAGCTGCAACACTATCGAGTGGTTGACTGGTTTGACTGCAAAGGACTCTACGATGTAGAGTTTGAAGAGTTGACAACTGAAGATAAATTTGTTAACAAAATCAAGCTTTTTAAGACGCTGCGCATCGACGGTGACCAAAAGTACTTGGATCTATTGTGTGAGTCGTTTTTAACCGAAGATCAGTTAAAAAACTTTGATTATAGCGATACGATGGCCAGGTTCAAAGTAACAGATCTGCTAAAGAGGCGCCTCGGGAAAGATGTTTCCATGGTCTCCTGGAAACGGGATATATATCCAATTTATACATGTCTTTAAAAAAACACATAGCAGGGATAATTCCTGTGTCTGGTTTAAAAACTGATTTCAATATGCCATGGCATGAAAGCCTAATGCCAATTGGGCCAAACTATCTTGCGGTCGAAAGGGCAGTCGCAGAATGTGCGTACGCTGGTTGCGACAGTGTATGGATTGTCTGTAGTGACTCCGTTTCACCTTTAATCAGGTATCAGATCGGAGAGAAGATTCAGGATCCTGTTTATAATTATCGCTACTATGAGTTTGATAAGAACGCTGTCAAAAAACCAATTCGTATTTATTATGTCCCCTTAGCGATAAAAGATATCAACAAGCGAGATAACTTAGCATGGTCAGCTATATTCGGAGCACGAACTGCTAGCAGCGTTCTAGGTTCTTTGAGCGCGCACTTAAAGCCCGACAAGTTCTTTGTAGCTTGGCCGTACGGCTACTGTGATCCATGGGTTATGAGGGACCATAGAAAAACTTTATTAGAAAATCAAATTGCTGTTGTGCACAAGGGCCAGAGTGTTAAAGACAACAAATACTTATCGTTTACTTTAACATCGGAACAGATTGACCAGCTTGTTAGAGAATCGGTCACGACTTCGTCTGGTCTTTGGACTCAAAATGGCGAAAAAAAAGAAAAATTGTCTACAGAAGAGCGCTACTCTTACCGTGATTATGATTTAAAAAAAGTCTTTAATAGTTTAGATCTCTCTAATTACACTATGATTGAAATTGAAAAATATGCAACAATCGACTGCTGGTCTAGTTATTGTGAATTTATCTCAAACAATCCCGAGATCAGAAAACCTAAACTTTTGAAATATTCAGAGTGGAACGAAATAGGAGTGGACCATGAATAATATATTTACCAAGCACCCAAAGGAGAACGGCCACTCAGGCTTCTTTTCTCATCTTTTCTTTGCGGCGTCGATCGCTTTAAGAATGGCGGTTGCCACCTGTGTTTTTAGCACGCATGCGGTTTTTCCTTTTATTCCGATACCTAAGTTCTTAAATTTAGAGATGACTATTCAGTTTCTGATTAAAAAAAATCATGATACTCTGTAGTTTACTTTAACATTATCATTACTACATTCATATAGTAATAATCAAGGAGAACACATGGAACGGGCACAACCCAAGATTCCTTTTGTGGGCTTACATGCTCACAGCGTCGCTGGATCCGCTTTTGACGGATTTGGTTACCCGCAAGAACATATGGACTTTGCATATAAGAACGGCATGCAAGCTCTAGCACTGACAGACCATGGCAACATGAACGGCTTGTCCTATCAAGTGCTTCACGCCAAAAAGATGAAGGCTTCTGGCAAACAGTTTAAGCCGATCTTTGGCGTCGAGGCGTATTTTGTACCGTCCATCAAAGAGTGGAGAGAAGAATACGATCGTGTTCGCGAAGACAAGAAGGCCGCAAAGAAGATGGCGTCAAAGACAGACAAGGTTTCGTCTGAAGACGAAGGCGATTCAAAGCGCAGATCAAAAAACAAGATTAATGCCCGACGTCATATTGTTTTGGTTGCACTTAATCAAACAGGCTTAAGCAATATCTATAAGCTTGTATCTGACTCACACCAAGGTGACAACTTCTATCGCTATCCGCGACTAGATTATGACATGCTCGAAAAATATGGCGAAGGTATCATCGCCTCTTCTGCGTGTCTCGGCGGCGTATATGCTGGAGACTACTGGGATAATTGCATTTATGAAGATTATGTCAATGAGAAGGGGGACACGAAGCCGAGAAAGATCGGGGAAGACGAAGAAGCGATCTTAAACGCCATGCGGAAAACAACCAAGGAAATGATTCGTGTCTTGGGTGATCGTTGGTTCGGAGAACTTCAGTGGAACAATGTACCAGAACAGCACAGACTGAATGAATACGTGATCCAGATGCACGAGGAGTTTGGGATTGAACTAATCTCTACCGCCGACAGTCACTACCCGGATCCTGACGCCTGGAAAGACAGGGAGCTTTACAAACGTCTTGCTTGGCTAAACGCAAAGACAGCCCCAGACTACCTTAAGTCTGAATTGCCTGATGGCATTGAGGAAATGGGTATGGAGCTTTATCCCAAAAACGGTGATCAGATGTGGCAGTCTTATCAAACCTATTCTAAGGAGTGCGGGGTCTCTTACGACGACGATATTGTGTACGACTCTCTGGTCAAAACACACTGGATTGCCCACGAGCTTGTCGAGGACTTTATGCCAGATGACACAGTTCGTCTGCCTGGATTTGTTGTACCCGAGGGGGTGACAGGTGAGCAAGCTTTAATCAAAGAGTCTATCGCCGGCTTAAGAAAGTTAGGCTTGACCGAAAATCAAGAATACGTTGATAGGCTTAAACATGAACTTACCGTCATCAACGATAGAGGCTTCAGTAAATACTTTCTTACCATGAAAGCCGTATCAGATATGGCAAATGAACATATGTTGGCCGGCCCGGGCCGCGGATCAGCTGCGGGATCTTTAGTTTCATATGTGCTGGGAATCACGCAGGTCGACCCCATCAAATATGGGCTACTGTTCAGCAGATTCTTGCGCTCAGATGCAAAGGATTACCCAGACATTGACTATGATGTTAGCGACGCGTTCGGCCTCAAGGAGATCCTAGCCGAGAAGTGGGGGAAGACTACAGTTGTTCCTATTTCCAACTTCAACACGCTGCAACTTCGCTCTGTGATCAAAGACGTTAGCAAGTTTTACAAGATCGACTTTAAAGAAGTCAACCCGGTTACAAGCCGCATGGTTAAGGAAGCCACACCAAAGGCGAAAGCCAAGCACGGCATTCGTGCTGGTGTATATGCGCCAACTTTCGAAGAGGTGATGGAATATTCAGAATCACTCAACCGGTTTTTGACAAAGTACCCACACGTCAAAACACACATCGAAGCACTTGTTGGCCAGGTCCGCTCGACTAGTCGGCATGCCGGCGGCGTTGTTATTGGTGAGAACTTAGATCAATACATGCCCCTGATTTGTTCAGGTGGTGTGGTTCAAACCCCATGGTCTGAGGGCATGAATGTCCGGCATCTTGAGCCACTGGGATTCATCAAGTTTGATCTCTTAGGCCTGTCAACCTTGGCAATGATTCAGTCTGCAGTTGGCCACGTGCTTAAACGGCACCACGGAGTCGAGAACCCAACGTTTAAAGATGTCAAAAATTACTATGATGAATATCTGCACCCAGATAAGATCGATCTTAACGACAGCAAAGTTTACAAGAACATCTTTCAAAAGGGTAAGTTTGTAGGGGTCTTTCAGTTCACAAATACTGGAGCGCAGAGGCTAGCTCGCAGAGCCAAGCCAAAAGACATTATTGATATTTCAGCAATTACATCTATTTATAGGCCAGGTCCATTGAGTGCCGGAGTCGATAAATCTTATGTCAAAGCTAAAAATGATTCAAAGAACGTAAGTTATCTTAACGACGTCATTGAGGAAGTTACGAAAGAAACAGCAGGCTTTTTAATCTTTCAGGAGCAGATTGCGCTCTTGGCTCACAAGCTGGGAAGAAACGTATCTCTGGAAGAGGGCAACAAGCTACGAAAGCTCTTAACAAAGAAAGGAACAGACAAAGGTGTGGAAGAGAAAGAAGATATCAGACAGAGATTTATTGAAGGCTGTGCTGATAAGTCAATCGATAGAGAAGCAGCCGACGCATTATGGAGAAACTTCGAGTACTTTAGCGGATATGGGTTTAATAAGTCTCATGCTGTCGCCTATAGTATTCTATCTTTTCAGTGTGCTTGGTTACTAAATTATTACCCTGAGTGCTGGATTGCAGCGTTTCTCGACAAAGAGCCAGAAGCCCGCAAGGAGGCTGCGATCAGCCTAGCTCAAAAGTATGGGTTCGCGATTGAGAATATTAACATCAACACGTCGACGTCGCAGTGGGAGATCTCGGATGATGGCAAGACCTTGATTCAACCTTTTAGCTCTATCAAGGGCCTAGGCGACAAAGCTATTGAACAGATTATGAATAACCGACCGTTTAATACTGTTGAAGACTTACTATTCAACGAAGAGATCTTATATTCAAAGTTGAATAAAAAAGCAATTAACGTGTTGTGTCTGTCCGGGGCCCTAGATCCTCTGGCCGATGCCCGCTTTAACGGATGCAAACACTTTTGGAAATCGTGTGTTGAGTCTAGACCAAAGAACGCCAAGAAGCTAGAGGAGAACATCAAAGAGTTTTCAGATGAGAATGACTTTTTGATTGAGGAGAAGATCGACCATGTTTCTTCACTGACAGGTATCTTCCCTTTCAATCTTGTTATGACAAAGGCTATCAGAGAATCGATTAAAAAGTATATGGTGCCTTCGATTAGTTCATGGGACAAAGACTTAGGTGTCGCTTGGTTCATCCCAAGAGAGATCGTGCCAAAGAAAACCAAGCACGGAAAACCTTATTGGATCGTGAAGGTGATCGATGACGCATCCACTTCGGTGTCGATTAAGTGCTGGGGCATACGTGATGGAGATCAAATTCATCTTAACCGGCCCTACGCAGCTAAACTAGACCACAGCGAAGACTGGGGATTTAGCACCAGGTCGATTGGACATACATTTAAATTGCTAGGATAAACAATGGGAAGCTTAAAAAGAAAACTGGAACGAAACCAGGAAAAGAAAAACAAGAAGGCGACAGAGAAGAAGATGCAAAAGCAACTTATGATGTTCGACAAGCTTGAGGATCACTGCGCTGCTTGTGAAAAGCCTTTTGACAAAAAATCGAAAGAACATGCGTCGACCTGGAATGTCGTCGTGAGAGAAAAAGAAGATGTAGTCAGGCTTTATTGTCCAGAGTGCTGGGATAAAGCTAATAAATTAATAGAGGAGATTCAAAATGATTTTAGAGTACAAAAAGAGAGAAGGTGCGACGAGCCCGAAGAGGTCGAATCCGAGTGACGCGGGACTAGACGTCTTTTACTGTCCAGCGGATCCAAACATAAGCGCTGCGAAGCTGGATCCTGGCGAGAATCAATTATTCTCCACCGGCTTAAGGTTTGGTGTACCGCATGGATACATGCTGCAGGTCTGTAATAGATCTAGCATGGGAGCTAAAAGATCTTTGATCGTCGGCGCGCACATTATTGATAGTGGTTACGACGGGGAAGTCTTTATCGACTTACATAATATCGGCAAGGAAACACAATTTGTCTCTGTCGGAGACAAGATAGCGCAACTTATTTTAGTACCAGTTGTGCACTTCCGGGCGTTGGAGACAAAGGAGGAGGATTTGTATAGTGAGCCAATTACAATTTCTGAGCGAGGTGACGGCGCACTCGGATCCACAGACAAGAAGACCGCGCCCTCCACAGCACAGTCTGATATGGCCGATCGCCATGGCCTAGGCGACCTGATCAGAAAAGGATGGTTGCCAAATGGATTTTAGACAAACGCATTGCTTTGATGATGTGTTATTAACACCAAAGTATAGTGATATCAAATCTAGATCCGAAGTAAATTTAAGTTCTAATTTATCAACGGGCATTAATCTGGACTTACCAGTCATGTCCAGCCCGATGGATACTGTAACCGAGTCTGCCATGGCAGTTGCCATGCAAAAAGCCGGAGGCTTAGGTATCATTCATCGTTATAACTCTGTGGGACAACAGGCAGAACTTGTAAGAGGCGCCATAACTTCTGGAGCAAAATATGTAGCTGCGGCTATCGGTGTTACTGGCGATTATGAAGAGCGCGCTTGCATCTTGTATGATGCCGGCGCAAGAATCATTTGCCTTGACATCGCACACGGTCATCACGCCATGATGAAGTCTGCGATAAAGAATCTCAAGAAAGTATTCGGCGATGATGTTCACATTATGGCAGGAAACGTTGCCTCGTTAGAAGCTTTCGACGATTTGTCTAAATGGGGAGCGGACTCCATCCGCGTTGGAATTGGCGGAGGCTCAATTTGCTCAACCAGAATCGTAACCGGCCATGGAGTACCAACCTTGCAAAGTGTTCTTGATTGTTCCCGGAGTGTTTACGACACAAAAATCATTGCAGATGGCGGAATTAAAACCACGGGGGATGTTGTCAAAGCTATAGCTGCGGGTGCAGATTTCGTGATTGTAGGTTCGATGTTGGCGGGAACTAACGAGACCCCGGGCGCGGTTTTAACAAACGTTTCTGGCGAAAAGTACAAAGAGTATAGAGGCATGGCTTCGAAAAAGGCTCAACATAGTTGGCGAGGCAAAAGCTCCACACCAGAGGGCGTGGCCACCACAGTTCCTTACAAAGGCTCCGTCAAACACACTCTTCAAGACATCGACGGTGGCCTGAGAAGTGGGCTTTCCTACAGCGGGGCCAGAACGATCAGAGAGTTTCAAAACAAATCAACTCTTATTCTGCAGTCCGGGGCTTCTCAACTAGAGAGCAACACACATATTCTGTGGAGAAATAAATGAAAGACCCTACAGTGCCGGCAGTCGAGGATAGAAAGAAGTTCATGTTTTACGACACAGAACAAAACCAAGCAAAATTAAAGATTAGATGCGCATACGATGGCATGTCACAATCACAATTTTTCAGAATGATGCTGGCGGGATATGTTGAAGGCGATGAAAACATAATGTCCTATGTTAAAAAGTGTAAAGAAAAGCACGGCATGCAAGGACAACAAAAGAGAAACAAGATAGAACAGATAAACAAGGAGAAAAAATCTTTTGAAAAGATGATGGCCCTTGGAGAAGAAGAACTTGAAAACATATTTGACATGATCGAAGAGGAGACTGACCTATGATAAGATGTTTGGAAGCGTGTGAGAGATTAAATGTTGAATGTCCGATAAAAGATTGTCGTTATTGGATAAATTATAAAAGCGAAAACAATTGTTCGTTCGAGAGCATCAACCGCAATAATTCCATGACTCTACGCGAAGTTGGAGAGCGTTTAGACATCAGTTATGTGCGCGTAAAACAGATACAAGACAAAGCATTAAAAAAAATTAGTCATTTATTAAAATAAAATGCTAATTACAGTGTATGCTTTCATAGCATTTTTAGGAGAAAAAACATGAAAAAGCAGCTTTTAAAAGAATCAGAGATTCGTAGAATGATGAAATTCGCCAACATTGGGGCCTTAAGCGCCGGTTTTGTTGACCGATTAAATGAGGCCTCAGAGATGGAAGAGGACCTTGATGAGAGCTTAGCCGAGGCTGAGCTTGAAGAAGAGAAGTTGGAAGAGGCGGTACCTCCCGGCGCCGCCGATGAATTCGGACCTGAAGAGGCCGAGGAGAGTGCTGACGTAGTGGACATCGATGACATGGACGTCGACGTAGAAGAGGAACCGGCTGTCGATGGAGAAATGGAGCTTTCCCCAGAGCAGGCACAGGTGATTATTGATCTTGGCAACCAACTTGAATCTGCCATGGGCGAAGAAGAGGAAGAAGATGTTGATCCAGAAATGGACATGGATATGGACATGGATATGGACGCCGAGGAAGATGAGGCGCCACCCATGATGGAAGAGGATTTAGTTAACGAGGTCGCTCGCCGAGTTAGCCGCAGAATCGCCGCCCTAAGAGGGTAACAATAAAAAAGCTGTTTTTATGAGGCAGGCCGGAAGGCCTGTCTTTTTTTTTTGAAAAAGGATTATTTTATGGAAATCGAGAGCGCGCTTTTAATGTTTTTTTCCGGAGTCATCGCACATGCGTTCGGAATAAGATTATTCAATATTTGGAACAAATCGTTAATCTACAACACAACGTATATTAGTTGTCTAGCTATTTTAAGAATGGCAGATAGTATGGCGAAAGAGATACTTAAGGCCGCGGAGCCTGAAAACTATGAGTCAATCGATACTGCCTTTGACTACTGGAGAAAGATATCTTTACACTCCCTAAAAGATATTCTTTCCGACAAGGTGTGGAAGCAGTTGTGTTACACAGACTGGGACAAAGCAATGAGAACAATTTCAAAGTTAGAGCGACAAGGAGCAGAAACTAAGAATGACATTTAACAAAAAACGCTTTTCTGAGGAAGAAAAGAAACAAGAAGAACAAGCACCAGAAGAGATGTTTGCTACTTTAATGACAGAGTCTCCACGACCAGAGCTAAGAATGACGGGCATTTACGGCGACGTTACCGAAGATAGATGTTCAGAGGCCGTATACGGTTTGATGGCTCTGCATCTGACAGGAACAGAGAAAATGCTGGCGGACCCTGAAGACGAAAATTCAGAGATCATTGAAACTTATCAACCCATTGATTTTGTTATCTCGTCCCATGGAGGCTTAGCTGCTGACATGTTTTCGGTTTACGATGTTATACGAGATCTGCGG